GGGGGCGCGGTTCTGTCGGTCTCGGCGCCGCCTATCAGTTCGCTCGGGACAAGACCCGCGAGGAGCAAGACAGGGCCACGGTCGAAGACGTGAAGGGCTATCGCAACAACGTGGGCCGAACGCGAGAGCCAGGGCCGGACAGCCCAGACAAGCAGAAACGCCGCGACCGAAGTGCTCAACTCGCCGAATGGAACCGGCAGCAAAAGGAAGCCGCGATCAACGCCGCACTGCGCCGCGCCGGTAAGCCGCCGGTCAGCGCTGAAGAGTTCGGCCGCCCGCCGCCGGAATTGCTCACCCAGCAATATCCTGGGCGCGAACCCGGCGTGACCTATGCGACCGTTCACCGCGAGCGGCATGGGCCGATCTGGCACGACGTCGGAAAGCGTCGCAAGCAGATCCTTGAGCGCAAACTCAAGGATCTGGCGGCTGATCTCGAAAAGGCGGTCGAGGACTTCGGCATCCTCGATCCCGAGCAGCAGGCGAGCGTGCGCAAGCGCTGGCGGATCGCGGCCGAGCGGATTCGGCCGTCGATCGATCTCAGCGATATGCCAGAGGCTGGGGACGGCTCAGTCAGCCATTCGGCTGACGACCGAGCGAGTGAACGGCTTCCCGGTTGAGCTAACGAAGCCCTGGTTCGCCAGGGCTTCTCTCACCGCATTGAGCGATTTGCCCGCCTGCCGCAGCTGCTTCGCGACCTTGACCATTTCCGGGTCCATTTCGGCCCAGCTCTTGCGGCCCTCGCACTTGCCGGTCGCGGCCTTCTTGCGCTCGCGCGCGCCGCGCAGCTTCGCGACCGTCAGAGCCTTGTCGAACTCGGCCACCGCGCCCAGGATCTGGCGGATCAGGACCGCCGTCGGCGTGTCGTCGACAAAGCTTGACGGCGAATCGACGGCGATCAGCTCGACGTCCAGGCCCTGAAGCAGCCGCCAGCCGGTCTCTTGCACCATGAGATCGCGGGCGAAGCGGTTGGCGGTCTCGACGAGGATCGTGCGGACGCCGTTCGAGACGATTCGCTGAAGCAGGAGGCTAAAGCCCTCGCGCTGGTCGAGCGGATCCGCGCCGGAGACGGCGGCGTCGTAATATTCGCCGACGATCTCGATGTCGTTGTGCGCGGCGAACCGGCGGACGGCGCTCTCCTGGCGGGCGAGGCTGTCCTTGTCGACGCCGATGTTGGTGGCGGACGAGGTTCGGAAGTAGGCGACTGCTTTTTTCACTGGTATGCTCCTGTTGGCGACGTTCCGAGTCGCCTTTCTCCTGTTGTGACGACGGGGGCCGCCGCGAATCCGCAGGCGCGACGGCCCTTTCGTTTAGGCCTTGCTCGGGCCTCTCACGCTGATCCGAACCTTGCCGAAGGCGAGCGAGGTTTTGCGCGATTTGTTGCTGTAAGCCTTCACCGCGAGCTGCTCGGCGAGGGCGCGAACGTCGACCTCGACATCGACGTCGATGGAGACGTAGCCTTTCGTCCGGCGGTCATAGACCCGGATGTTTTCAACGATTCTGTTCATTTCGACTCCTTCGGGCGGTAGGTCGCCCGTCCCTCATATAGCACATAGAGATACGGATTGCAAATCATGCAAATCCTGCGTAGCTTGCAAATTAGCGGGTCTCTCGTCCCGCTCGGGCGGTTCGCGAGCGAAACCCGCCCCCCGGATGTCGCGATGGGGCCGCCCGTCCTTTTTGGAGGAAACCAAGTGAGCGAAACTGGTGAAATTGTTGAACGATTGAACCGGCTCTTGAAGACGGTCAGCCGGGTTATCGGGATCGACGTCGAGGTCGAGGAATCCGGCGATCACCTGATCTTCATCGACGCGGACGGCGAGCCGATCACGGCCGACGGCGAAGAAATTATTGCCGCGACGCCGAAAGAACTCGCGGACGGGACGTTCCTCACCGAGTTCGCCGTCCGGGCGTGGCGGGCTGGTATAATGGCCAAGTACCAAGAGATATCGAGAGCGAGATCTGAGCCATGAGCGTATTTCTGGACGAACTGGACGAGCTGATCGAGTCGACGATCGAGGATGGCACCATGACAAAGGACGCTATCATCGCCGATCTGGAGCTGAAGGTGACCATGCTCAAGGAGGATAAGGGCGACTCATGATCGAGATCGGACGACGCGGATTCTTCACTGGGCTTGCAGCTCTCGTCGCGGCGCCGGCGGTGATTCGCGTCGCGCCGCTCATGCCGATCAGCGTGCGCCACACGCCGCTCTACGTCCCGATGCAGTGGCTCGATACGATCCTCGACATGGAGAAGAGGATCGATCTGAAGAACCATGCGTGGCCGCGCCCGCTGAGCGCAGGCTGGGTCGACCTCAACAATTTCGATCCAGCGTTGGTCAAACAATGGGCCGGCCAGATCGATGACGGTGGGGAGTATTGGCTGTCATGAGCGAGCATCAGCTACGTCAGCAGGCCAAGGTCCGCAGCTCGTTTGAGGTGCGGCCGATCCTCGATGAGGTGGCCGCCAAGATCGGCGAGTTGCACGGCGTCCAGCTTGGCGTCAGCCACACGGCCGAGGGCTTGTTCTTCATCAACGGCATTGGCGAGATCGTGCGCGACGGCCCGGTGCACATCATCTGCTGTTCCGAGGAAGAGATCGGGAGCGGCGACTTTTTGAAATATTTCACGCCGCGCGCCTTCTTCGCCGCGCTGTGCGAGCGCTTTGCGCAGGAATACGTCCGCCGGCAGATGGGCGGCGTCAATTGAAGTTCACGAATCGTGAGCTGGAAAAGTGCGCTGCGCGTGAAGCGGCGATGCGCAAGAACGTGTTCGCCAAACGGGGCATCGGTCCGAAGGAGGAGCGCGAGATCGCCATGATGGAGGCAATCGCCGCGCATTTTAAAAAACTTGCTGACGAAGAGGCTGAAGATGCCAGCAATCCTAGAGAAAGCCGTCAAGGCGATCAAAAAGTCGAGCCCTGACGTCAACCCGTGGGCCGTCGCGACTTCAACCCTGCAAAAGGCGGGCGAGCTGAAGAAGGGGACGAATCAGCCCACCAAGCTAGGCGTGAAGCGCGGCAAGATGTCGCGCGCGCAGCGACACGCGAAGCCGCTGGCGATCGGCGGCGCGGCAAAGAAACCTTCGCTCGGCCGCTGATGCTCTATCGCGATCATCGCGGCGGTCTCGCCGAGAGCATGGAGACGATGGTCGAGCTGCCGTCGACGCGCGAAGCACTCATCGCCCATCTCGCGAAGACATGGCCGTTCAATCGCGGCGTTGCCGAGCGCCTCGCTAGCGTGACGGTCAAGCGCTACCACGGCGCCGACGATCGGATTGGATGGAAAGAGGTCTGGATCGTCGTCCTTCCTGACTTCGGCGTTCTCGGCTTTACCGATGGAGATCCGAATGGCTGACGAACAAGAACCGACTCAGCCGCCGCCGCCGCCAGTGGACGAAGGGCTCGCCGCGTGGGCCGATCTCATCCATGGCCAGCTCGTGACGCAGAGTGGCGTTGAGATCGTCGGAAAGGCTGGCGGATCAGTCCATTTCAGGTTTAGGGGCCAGACGTTCGCGGTGCACATTCAGCGAACCTCTTGACGAACTCGTCCAGCGCTGCGCGAAATCCTCGCCCGCAAGTAGGCGAGGAACTCCCATGGCACAGCCTCCTCATCGTTCTCAGCAGCAGCATACGCAATCTAGACGTGAGCCCGAGCGCCAAGAGCGCCAAGAGCCACCGCGCCACCCGGCGCAGCCGCCGGCCGCCCGTCCTGGCGTCGCCCAGCGCGATCTTCAGCCCCAGCCTGACGATCCCGACGCCAAGCCGCCGCCCGAAGAGAAGGTTGTCGACCCGGCCGAGGCCGGTCAGCTGTTCCGCGCCGGCCACCGCCTGAAGAGAAAGGGGGATCCGCCGGACAAATGGTTCGCGGCGTTCCGGCTGCACAATACCCTGGTCATCTGCTACCCAATGGATGACGAGATCGAGAAGCAGTTGCTGGAGCAAGACCTCGTTCTCGCGGACGATCCGCCGGGACAAAGCGGCGGGACGCCGATCTACAATCCACCTCTTTAATGGAGGTCCGCCGTGGCTGGACTGGGGGGACTCGGCGCAATCAGGCTGCCGCCGTCGCCCATCGACGGCGGTCCTGATGATTATGATGACTTAGCGAGCCGTTTCGCGCCGAAGACCATCAACCTCGACGCGGACGACGGCGATATCGACTACGATCGCGCGACCAAGATCGAGACCGAAGACGGCGGCGTCATCGTCTACGTCGGTCCCAGGCGCATTGCGAAAGAGGATACAGAGTTCGGCGACAACCTCGCCGAGTCGCTCCCCGAGAGCCAGCTCAACTCGATCGCCGACGAGCTGATTCGGCTCATCGATCAGGACAACGAATCGCGCCGCGAATGGCTCGATACGCGCGCTCGCGGCATGGAGCTAATGGGGCTGCGCATCGAGGCGATGCGTTCTAACGGCAGTGACGGCAGTGCACCGCTTGAGGGCCAGTCGCAGATCCGGGCGACGCTATTGGCGGAAGCGGTAATCAGATTCGGCGCCAACGCCTTCGCCGAGTTGTGTCCCAGCGATGGGCCAGCCAAGGTCTCCGAAGATACATCTGGCTCGACTGAAGATCTCGACGTGCTTTCCAGTGCGTTGGAGCACGATCTCAATCACTACTTGACCACCACCGACAAGGTTTGGGTTCCCGACACGGACCAAATGCTCCTCCGCGTGGGTCTGGACGGGTGCGTCTTCAAGAAAATATACCATGACCCGATCCTTAGAAGGCCGGTAAGTCGTGCGGTATTCGGCGATGATCTGATCGTCAACAATTCCTCTACTTCGATCTATGACGCGGGCCGAATCACCCACCGGGTTTTCATGCGGCCCAGCATGATACGTCGGATGCAGCTCTGCGGAGCTTATCGCGACTGCGATCTGAGCGAACCTGGGTACATCGAGAAGACGCCGACCGAGATGCAATCGGAGCAGATCTCAGGCATCCGCAAATATGATTCCTGGGAACAGGACGATCGTGATCATGAGATCCTCGAAACCTATTGTGAACTCGATCTGGAGGGGTTCGAGCACGAGACCGACGGCGAGCCGGATGGCTTGGCGGTCCCCTACAAAGTGGCGATCCACAAGGAGACAAGAACAATCCTCGATATGCGGAGGAATTGGAACGAAGACGACGAGATGTGTTTGCCGAAAACGTATTTCGTACAGTTTCCGTTCATCCGTGGCTTCGGATTTTATGCTATTGGCCTCTCGCATCTACTTGGCAATATTACGAACGGCATCACGGCTGCTTGGCGAGAGATCGTCGACGCCGGCATGTTCGCCAACTTTCCTGGCCTTCTAGTTGCAAAAGGCGCGGCTAGACAGAATAACAACATATTCAGGATTCCGCCAGGGGGCTCGGCTGAAGTCGAGACTGGGGGTTTGCCCATCCAACAAGTTGCGATGGGCATGCCGTACAAATCCCCGGACGCGGTCTGGACGAGCTTCGTCCAGCAGCTCAACCAAGAGGGCAAGAGCCTCGGCGGCACGGCTGAGATCATGGTCGGCGAGGGCCGCCAGGACGCGCCGGTTGGCACCACGCTGGCGTTGATCGAACAGGCGATTAAACCGCTCATGGCGACGCACAAGCGGTTGTGCGCGGCCCAGTCCGACGAGCTTCAGCTCCTGTGCGAGCGCTTCAAGGAGGACCCCGAGGCGTTTTGGCGCGCGAACAAGCGGATGGCCTGGGATTGGGACTCGCAAGTCTTCCTCCTGGCGCTCGAACGGAGCGAAATTGTCACCCGCGCGGACCCGAATACGGCCTCGCACCTCCAGAGGATGCTGCGCAACGCGGCCCTCTATCAGATGGCGAAGGACGAACCGGGCGCCTTCAACGTCACCGTGATCCGCCGCATGTGCATTCGCGGCATCGGCTTCTCGAACCCGGACCAGTTCATCAATCCGATGCCGCAAGGGCCGCCGCCGGACCCGAAAGCGCAGGCTGCGATGCTGACGGGCCAAGCGGCGATGCTCGACGCGAACACGCGAGCCGGCCAGCTCCAGTTCGACAAGCAGAACGCGCCGCTTGAGGCGCAGCGGCAACAGGTCGAGAGCCAGACCAAGATCGAGACGTCGAAGATGGCGCTGCAAAAGCAGCAGCTCGCGACCAAGACCGCTGGTTTCCAGGCTCAGAATGAGGCCCGCAAGCCGCAAATGGAGCAAGCGAAGCAGGTTCACGAGAGCCAGGAGGCTCAAGCCGATCGCGCGCACGACACGGCGAAGCAATTGCGCGATCAGGCGCACGAAATGAACCTGGAGAGGGGCGGCTGGGCGCACGAAGACCAGCTCCACGCGCGCGATCAGCAGCATGAGACCCAGATGGGCGTCCGCGATCAGATGCACGAGCGGGTGATGGGCGCGCAACAGCAGCAATTCGAGGCTCATCAGGGCGCGCAGGACCGCCAAATGGACGCCGCGAACGCGCAGCAGGACCGCGTGCACGAAGATCGGATGGGTCAGCGCGAGCAAGCGGTCGAATCGCAGCGCGAAGAGCGCGGCATGCAGCATGAAGAGCACATGAGCGAGCGCTCGCAGCAGCATGAGCGCGTCATGGGCCAGCAACAGGCTCGTGCAAAGATCCAAGAGGTGAAAGCGCGGCCTCAACCGCAGCGATCGAGCAGCTCGGGCTCAGATCGGCAGAAACGGGCGAGCGGCGGCTCGGTCCATCATCAGATTGACACGCCCTAC